CGTTGATGACACAACACCGCAGCTGGGTGGCAATTTGGATCTCAATGGAAATCAGATCACAACATCTGCTGGTGCTTACATACGAGGTGATGATGGCTCAGGTCACGGTTTAATTTTTTATTCAAACACTGACTTTAAATTTGAAGCGGGTGGAAGTGATTTCACATTTTCCAATGGTAATGTGGTTGGTGTTAATAACCTTGCGGCAAGCACACTGAACGGGCACACCGTTCCTGGAGGTTCGGCTGGCACATTGGCATTAACATCAGATATTTCTGGTGGCGGTACTTCTTGGCAAGCGGTTAAAACATCAGCGTTTACAGCCGTTGCTGGAGAAGGATATTTTGTAAATACTACAAGTGCTGCTATTACAGTAACACTTCCAGCGTCACCATCTTTAGGTGATGAGGTAACTATCGTAGATTACGCTGGTACAGCAGATACAAACAATATTACAGTAGCTAGAAATAGTGAAAACATACAAGGTTCTGCTGCTGACTTAACAGTTTCAGTTGAAAGAGCAGCATTTACACTTGTTTACACTGATGGAACACAAGGTTGGTTATTAAAAGACAAATAAAAATTAAGGAGAAAATAAAATGGCAAAAACATATCAATACTGTGTAGCAGAAAACTGGGGAAAGGGTTTCATCGAGCCCTCTGAATCTTCTAAAATCAAGTTTGTCGGCTATCCTGGTAATGTTTGGCAAGTTCCAGCACATAACAAATATGCAAATCTTTGGATTGCTAAAGTTGCAGGTGTTGTTAAAACTAAGGATGAAGCACAAGCAATTGTTGATGTTGAAGTTACTGCTGCTCAATCTGCGTGGGACGCTTTATCTGAAGAAGAAAAAGCACAAAGTCAAAGACCTGCCGATATAACATTAGCAGAATAAATAGGAGTACAATAATGTCTACATATAAAGAAATAAAAGGAACAACAATCCAATCCTTTACATCTGATCCAGCCAACGCTATTGCAGGTCAAATTTGGTACAACACTACCTCAAATGCATTAAAAATTTCAGATGGTCCTCAATCAAAAGCCTGGGCTACAGGCGGAAATATGAATAGTGGAAAAAGACGATTAGGAGACGCAGGTACACAAACAGCCGCTTTAGCTTTTGGTTCACAAGGTAATATTGCCCAAACAGAATCTTATGACGGTACTTCTTGGACTGAAGTTAATGATTTAAATACTGGAAAAGGATATTTAGCAGGAACTGGGACACAAACAGCTGCTTTGGCTATTGGTGGCAAAATTCCATCTTTAACAGCACAAACGGAATCTTGGAATGGAACAAGTTGGACAGAAGTAAATGATTTAAATACGGCAAGAGCCTCTTTAGCAGGAGCTGGAGTTCAAACAGCTGCTTTGGCTTTTGGTGGATTTTCAGGATCTCTACCTTACGATTCTTTAACAGAGTCTTGGGATGGTACGAGTTGGACAGAAGTAAATGATTTAAATACAAATAGACTTGGTATGGCAGCTGCTGGAACAAGTAATACTGCTGTTTTAACTTTTGGAGGAACTTTACCTGGAGCAACAGGTAAAACAGAATCTTGGAATGGTACCAGTTGGACTGAAGTTAATGACTTGAATACGGCAAGAAGATATTTAGGAGGAGCTGGAACTCAAACAGCTGCTTTAGGTTTTGGTGGATATACGCCATTTTTAGCCAAAACCGAAGAATGGAATGGATCATCTTGGACAGAAATAAATGATCTGGGAACTGCAAGATATGGTCTGGGAGGCGCTGGATCTACTAATACAGCTGCTTTAGCTTTTGGTGGATTGAATAGTTCATATAGCACTAGCAATGCAACAGAAGAATTTACAGAATCAGGTGGAACCAGAACAATATCAGCAAGTTAACAACAATTATTGCTAACGTTTCTTACACCTTGCAATAATTTTTAAATAGGATAAAAATTATGGCCACATATAAAGAAATAAAAGGAACAAAGATTCAAAGTTTTTCATCGGATCCCGCTAATCCTATTGCAGGTCAAATTTGGTATAATTCTACCTCAAATGCATTAAAAATTTCAGATGGTCCTGAAATAAGTGCCTGGGCTACAGGCGGAAATGTTAACACAAGTCATAGTAGCGTTGCTAATGCTTCAGCAGGAACTCAAACCGCAGCATTAGTTTTTGGTGGATTTCCTCCATTAAAATCTGAAACAGAGTCATATAATGGATCTAGTTGGACTGAAATCAATGATTTAAACTCTGGAAGATATGCACTTTCAGGAACAGGAACTCAAACTGCAGCTTTAGCATTTACTGGATATCCATCACCATTAGGAGGTTTAACAGAATTATGGAACGGAACAAGTTGGACTGAAGTAAATGATTTAAATACTGTAAGAATATTTGGAGGTAGAGCAGGAACTCAAACAGCAGCTGTAGCTATGGGTGGAACTCCACCACCTTTTTCAGGTGGTATAGCAATAACAGAATCTTGGAATGGTACAAGTTGGACTGAAGTAAATGATTTAAACACTGGAAGAGCAGAATTTACTAGTGCAGGTGCATATAATTCAAGTATTGTAACAGGTGCAGGTGGTTGGACTACTCAAACAGGACAAACAGAATCATGGAATGGAACATCTTGGAGTGAGGTAGCAGATTTAAATGTATCTAGATTAAGTGCTGCTGGTTCTGGAACAAGTAATACCAATATGCTTATATCTCATGGAAATTCTCCCCCGACTACATCAGAACGGGTATTAACAGAATCATGTAATGGAACAACTTGGACAGTGCTTGCGACCGCTAATGCAGGTGTTACTGGAACATCAGGAGCAGGATCAAATACAGCTGCTTTAGCTATATCAGGTAATGGAAATCAACTAGGGTCAGAAGAATTTAATAATTCTGGTGGAACCAGAACAATAACAGCAAGTTAAACTATGGCCACATATAAAGAAATAAAAGGAACAACAATCCAATCCTTTACATCTGATCCATCAAATGCAATTAGTGGTCAAATTTGGTATAACACTACCTCAAATGCATTAAAAATTTCAGATGGTCCTGAAATAAGTGCCTGGGCTACGGGTGGAAATTTGAATAATGGAAAAAGACGATTAGGAACCGCAGGTACACAAACAGCTGCTTTAGGTTTTGGTTCACAAGGTTTTATTGCCTCAACAGAATCTTATAACGGTACTTCTTGGACTGAAGTCAATAATTTAAATACTGGAAGACAATCTTTAACAGGAGCTGGTGCAGACAACACATCTGCTTTAGCTTTTGGTGGAGATGTTCCAGGTACACCAGAATTTTTTGCAGGAACAGAGTCTTGGGATGGTACGAGTTGGACGGAAGTTAATGATTTAAATACAGGTAGGGTATCTTTAGGAGGATCTGGAGTTCAAACTTCAGCTTTGGCTTTTGGTGGATTTGCAGTATCTCTACCTTACTTAGCTGTAACAGAATCTTGGAATGGAACTAGTTGGACAGAAGTTAATGATTTAAATACATCTAGACTTGGTATGGGTGCTGCTGGAACAGATAATACCTCTGCTTTAGCTTTTGGTGGAACTTTACCAGGAGCAACAGGTAATACTGAAACTTGGAATGGTAGTAGTTGGACTGAAGTTAATAATTTAAATACTGCAAGAAGATATTTAGGAGGAGCAGGAACAAACACAGCTGCTTTAGGTTTTGGTGGATATACACCATTTATAGCTAAAACAGAATCTTGGAATGGAACTAGTTGGACTGAAATTAATGATTTAGGAACAGCAAGATATGGTTTAGGAGGAGCGGGTATTCAAACAGCTGCTTTAGCTTTTGGTGGATTGAATAGTTCATATGCCACTTCCACTGCAACAGAAGAATTTTCAGAAACAGGTGGAACCAGAACAATAACAGCAAGTTAAACTAAGAATAAAAACTATGCCTACATACAAAGAAATAAAAGGAACAAATGTTCAAAGTTTTTCTTCAGATCCAGACAATCCTATTGACGGTCAAATTTGGTATAACACTGGTTCAAGTGTATTAAAAGTTAAAAAACCATCACTCGCTTCTTGGGCAACTGGTGGGAATATGACCTATAGCCAATTTGCAATAGCAGGAGCTGGAACACAAACAGCAACCATAGCATTTGGTGGAAGTGGTTCTAATGTACCACCAGCAACTTATGATGGAACAAGTTGGACAGATGCACCTCTCTTAAATAGTGAAAGACAAGGTTTAGCAGGAGCTGGAACACAAACAGCAGCTTTAGCTTTTGGTGGAGAAATCACTCCTAGCACAGGAACAGCTGTAACCGAAACTTGGAATGGAACAAGTTGGACGGAAGTCAATGATTTAAACAGAAGCAGAAGAAATTTAGCAGGAGCAGGAACGCAAACAGCTGCCTTAGGTTTTGGTGGATCATTTGAGTATTTTACCGAATCTTGGAATGGTACCAGTTGGACAGAAGTAAATAATTTAAATACTGCAAGAGAACGGTTAGGAGGAGTTGGAACTCAAACAGCTGCTTTAGCTTTTGGTGGAGTACCACCATCACCAGCAACGGGTGTAACAGAATCTTGGAATGGTACAAGTTGGACAGAAGTTAATGATTTAAATACTGCAAGACGTTTTATAGCAGGAGCAGGTACACAAACAGCTGCCTTAGGTTTTGGTGGACAACCACCAACAACGGGTAAAACAGAGTCTTGGGATGGTACGAGTTGGACAGAAGTTAATGATTTAAATAATGCAAGGTATTGGATGGGAGGAACTGGCGTCAGCACTTTAGCTTTGGGTTTTGCTGGATACACTCCTGGAATACTTACAGAAGAATGGACTGCTAGTCCTGGAGTTGAAACAATAACAGCAAGTTAAACTAAATAGAACTAAATAAAGTATTATATATACCTTATAATAAATAAAGTGAAGGATTGAAAATGACTAAAGAAAACTTAAAAGCCCTAATTGAAAAAGAAGGTGAAAACCTTAATAGTCTTTTAGAAGTACAAGATTTAAAAGACTTTAAAGCGATGACTTCCGAGTTAAGAGATACTTGGACTAAAAAACAAATGTTTCGTACAGAAACAGAAGCAAGATTTTCTGTACTACAAGACAATAGATACCCTACCAAAGCAGCCAAATACTGGCAGTGTGTAAGAGAACAATCTAGTTATCTGGATAATCTTATGACACTATCATTTGAGTATAGAAGAAATCAGGCCAAAATCAAATGGTTAGAAAAGAAAATTACTGAAGAAACAGATGATTATAAACTAACCAAATATGAAATTGATTTAGACGAAAAACGTTATGTAAAAGCATCTATGGAAAAACAAGCGTACCATAGAATGAGAGAAATTAAAATGTGGTCTAAATTGAAAAAAGAATTTAACGATGGTTCTTTTGATGACAAAGATGTCAACCAACACCAGTTAGAGTCTTACGGTAGACAGTATGCTGAAAAAGCAAAACAACTAACTGAACATTCATCTGATACAGATAAATTCAACGTATTAGGACAACTACAGTCATTACAAAGAATTAAAAAATCTGGTGAGTTATTAAGTTCTTACGAAAAAAAAGAACAATTGTCTAAACCTGAAGAGTCAAATTCTTAAATAGTTGTTTTTAGTCTTTAGTTTTCTTATAAATATGTAAGAGAACTAAAGGTATTTTATGGCAACACCATCAAGCAGAGAACAATTAAAACAATACGCTTTAAGAGCACT